GCAGTAAAGCACCAGCACCTTTCCACTTGGTGACAACAGCAGACATATCCTTAACATCCTGACGTAGCTCAGACATCTGACGCTGTAGCTCTTCTACGTTAGCCTCAAGTCTACCTATCTGTTTGTTTATATCTTCCATTACTTAGCCTTTTTCTTCTTAGGAAAGCCCTTCTTCATGTTTGCGTATGCTTCTGGACTAACTGTACTTTTAGATTTAGGACGAGAAGTACCAGCCTTCTTACGTTTATTTATGTTTGCATATAATCCTTGTTTCATCACCATTTCACCTTATCTGCCCAGTAAGCTGCTGACATCTTTCCTTTAGCTATGTTCTTAGCGTGTCTAGCTTTAAATGATTTCTGTCTAGCAGTTGGTTGTCTATCACCTGTGACCCCTTGTTGACCAAACCTAATGGTCTTTACTTGGTCACCCTCTTTTGCTACCACCACATGAGACTTAGTAGGATGGCTTGGTGTACGTTTAGGTTTGTTAAATCCTGAAACACCTGCTCTAGTTAGTCTACTGTCTTTCATTTCTACCTCGATCTAAATAGTTGTTTCCTAGCGTTGTTTCTTTTCTTAGCAATACTAGCTGTCTTCTTACGTTTACTTAGCTTAGTACGCTTTGGTATTGGTTTCTCTTTCTTACTAAACTTGTCTCGCTTAGTGTTACTTAAAGATGGAGTTACCTTACCTTTACCCTTCTTCTTATTATTAACAGCAGCCATTTAATTTATCTTACAATGTAGGGTAAATAACAGAATCTGGAAAAGTAGGTTGAGAAGTTATATCTCTAAGAGATTGTCTATATGTTGCCCAAGCTGCTTTTTCAGAATCACTTAATTGAGAATCAGAAAGCTGAGTCCAATCACACTCTGATAATTTTCTATTTCTTTCAAATCTAATTGAGTCAGCCTTTTGCTCTTGAGTAGGATTACCTTCTTGTCCTAGAGCTTGAACCCAGTTCTTAGCAACCTCAATAATTTCTGTAGCCTCAGCATCTGTCATTGGTCTTCTAAATGTAGTTCCTGCGTCAACTACATAATTTTCTTGTAACTCAAAAACTTCTGTGTATCCAAAACTATGATATTCAAATGACAATGTTGGCTTAAACTGTGTGCCAAAAAACATAACGCCATTAGGATAAAGATCATTAAAAATAATTCCGTTATCTTGAAATCCATCATAATTTAAATGTAACTTTTGCATACCTTATCCTAATTTAAAGTTATAAATCCACCATAGCTATTACCGTTTTTACATCTAAATGATCCGCCACTAGTTTGAAATCCTAAACCCGGCGTACTGTTATTACCTGAAACTCCTGTAAATTTATTTGCTATAGAGAAAGTCATGTTTTGATATGGTTGAAGTGAGCCATTAATATAAGCTGTAAAAACAGAACCTGTATAACCAATTCCGTTCAAGTCTCCAGTGCTAGCACCTATTGAAGTTCCGGTTGTAAAAGAACCATTTGTGTAAGCTGTCAGCGTAGTTCCGTTTCCACCGTTTGCCCTAAAATAGAAGTTACTCCCGCTTGTAACAACTCCCCAATTTAAATAATAAATAGAGCTACCTGTCCATTGAGCTTGATAGTTTGATTTACCGTAGCCATTGCTCATACTAATAGCTCCGCTTGGAACACCAAACAGAGTTCGTACTGCACTTTCTCCTAAAGATATTTGCTGAGTACCTGATCTATTTAACTCAACATTAACCTGATTTAAAGATATTGAACCTGAACTTGGCAGTGCCATTTATACGCCCTTTAGCTTTTTAACTTCTGCGCTAAGTTCCTTTACTGCTTCAATCAACAGTGGAACTAAACGCTCGTAACGGACTGTTAAATATTGCTCGTCGATTGGCGCAGGGGCTACGACTTCCGGCATGATCTTCTCGACAGATTGAGCGGATACACCGACTTCTTTAGTAGCCTTGTAGCCAAGAGCTTGTGCTGTCTTATTTGCTTCGTAATAGAAGCCGTCAAGCGACTCGACTTTTTCTAGTGCGTTCTCGATCTTGCCAAGATTAGTCTTGAGGCGATCATCTGAGTAGTACGCTGTGACGTTTCCGGTTGCAGTTAAGTCGCCTGTGACAGCAGCACCGCCTGATGTTGTAGCTATTTTAATTGACCCAGCATAACAAATATCTGTTGATCCTAACATATTAGCTGTAATAGACCACTGGCTATTTACATCATCATATAAACCGTATGACGAAGCATTGTTGTGCATAAAATTAGCTCGACCACCAATCGAATAACCTTCCCAACCACCTTTACCATTACCATCAATCTCAATAGAGCCTAAATCTCCAGTAGGTGCTCGCAAAGTTCCTGCACCTGTAACAGTTATATCTCCAGTAGTAATGGCGTTGGTTGTGCTTGCACCTCGACCGGTAACGCTATTGAGCGTATCAGCTTCTGACGTTAAGTAACCAGCAGATGCGTGGTTTCCCCACCCGTATGCAGTATCCCAGTTAGTAGAATTGTTTGTTGTTGTGTACCAGCTTGATGCTGTATAGACAGGATCTGTTTCGGTGTAGCTAGTTAGATAACCAGCAGAAGCATGATTGCCCCATGAGTAAGCAGTATCCCATTCACTAGAGTTGTCAGTAACAATTGTGTATGTGCCAGCACCAGTACGCTTCATCAACCCATTGGTCAAGAAGTCTGTATCCATTACTGCACCAGCAGCAGCTACGTTGGTAGCATCTGTTACGTCAGCAGCAGTTTCAATACCAGCTAATTTAGTTTCTTCAGCAGTGGTATAGGAAGCTGTAGTGTTTTGTAGAACAGAGGAGTATGCTTGTACTGTTGAACCAATATCAGCATCAACTACAATTGTAGCGTCATAGGCTTGTACTGTTGATCCAATATCAGAATCTAAAACAGCATTAGAACCTAGAGCAGTATTAACATCAGTAGCACTAAGAGTAACTGAGCCTGTTCTAGTATTAAAAGAAGTTACAGCACCTGAAGCAGAGAAAGCAGCGTCATCCCATGCTGATCCATTCCAGATATATAATTGACCTATTACAGTGTTATAATATAATGCACCGGTCAGTAAAGCATCACCGTCATTGTCTAACGTAGGAGCAGAGGATTTAGCACCTAAGTATCTATCATCAAAGGAATCATAAGAAGCAGCGGCAGATGTTGCAGAACTAGCTGCAGATGTAGCAGAGTTTGCTGCATTTGTTTCTGCAGTTTCAGCATTTGTTTGGGCTGTCTCTGCATTAGTTTGTGCAGTAGCAGCAGATGTTGCAGAACTTGCAGCAGATGTTGCTGAACTAGCTGCAGCAGTTGCAGAAGTAGACGCAGCACTTGCTGATGATGCAGCAGCAGTTGCAGATGTAGATGCGTTAGTAGCTTGAGTAGCAGCAGTAGTAGCTGATGAAGTTGCTGAAGTAGCTGAACTTGCAGCAGATGTTGCAGACGTACTAGAACTAGTTGCACTAGTAGCTGCGTTAGTTGCTGAAGTAGCTGCAGATGTAGCTGACGCTGCAGCAGCAGAGGCTGATGTAGCTGCGTTATTAGCAGCAGTTACAGCAGCAGCAGCTTCATTAGTTGCGTCTACAGTAGCGTCACCTGCTCCGCCAACACCTCTCCATATAGCCATTATATTATTCCTTACTTGGTTGTAATTCCTAAGAAAACTCCCCAGACCTTGTTAGATCCGGGGAGGTATTACATTAGCCTAATAATTAGGCTGGAACAGCTAGAGCAACAGCAGAGCCGTCACGCAACTCAGCTACACCGTAAAGCATATCTGAGGTGAATAGCGTACCAAGGTACTCTTGCTTGTACTGAGCTTGTGAACGTACACCCATTTGCTCAGCAAGAACAAAAGCGTCTTTATGAGCAAGCAAGCAGATACGGTCAGTTGCAGAGTTACCAGCAGCAGTATCAGCATTGGTAGACACATAGACTTTAACGCCATATACGTCACCTACCTGACCATTGCGGATGGTGTTGCCATTGCTTACATCACCAACAAATGCTTGCTCTGTGAATCTAGCAAGACCCATCAAAGTGTTACGAGTTGTTGGAGGAATGACAAGGAAACGATCCGTCATAGGAACGTCTGCATCGTCAAGTCTCTGGATTGATCTACGGATACCAGCATCACCAAGCGCAGCAGCGTTTGAAGTTGTTGAGTTGTATGCCGTTGCACCAGTTGAACCAATAA